AAGTCGGGTGCGCTTCAATTCATCTTCAATTTCCTTGCGAATAGACTCCATTGTATTATATATAAAAGAAAGATTATCTTTATACCTATATGATTATTGTTGGACCTCAACTGAATAGTGGAATTGGTCAACACGCATACAAATACACAAAGGTGTTTGACCAATCTTCATATCATTACATTGGAAGTGAGCTCCCTGAAAGTGAAAATGGCTTGTTATTTTTGCTACCTATCAAATCTCATATAGAATACTTAAAATATATGAGAACTAGGGTTAAGAACTTAGCTCTCATGACTGTATGTGAAACTGAAACGGTCCACGAAGATTATGGACTGATCATGAAAGAATCAAAAAGGATTGCCGTTCCAAGTGAGTTTTGTAAGCGGGTATTGTCTAGACAGTTTCCAGATAATGAATTTTACATAGTCCACGCTCATATTCCACCACCATCAAAGCCATACACATTCTATCATATCGGAAATATCATAGATGATAGAAAGAATTTTCGTGGAATACTTGAAGCTTTTATTCGACTTAACAAACCGGATACAAAACTTGTGGTAAAGGCGACGTGTAATTCAGATGTTAATATCAACCTGCCAAATGTTGAAGTCATAAATGGTTTGATTTCGGATGAAGAAATGGATAAACTACACGATCGATGTGATTGCTACGTAAGTTTTTCAAAGTCCGAAGGTGTTGGTATGGGACCAGTTGAGGCAGCGCTTCGTGACAAACCCGTGATTATCACAAACTACGGCGGATCTCCCGAGTATGTCAAGACACCATATACAATTGAGTGTGAACTTCAAGAGCTGGAGAGGGATGACTTCCTCTTCAAAAAGGGTATGACTTGGGGTAAACCAAATCCGAGCCAACTCTTGGAGTTCATGGAAGATGCGTACAATAAGAGACTACGCTACATGAATCACGAACACACGAAAAAATTAGTTGGGAAAGAGAACATCTTACAAGAGTTCATCTTGAATATAATTGGTACCAAGAACGACAAGACCGACAAGGATGGTTCCGTTCATTAAGGAGTCTTGTTGCGCAATCATGGTCATGACAAGGTCATCAATGACTTTGATACCAGTTGGCTTCTTCAAAATACGAGGGACAATAATGTTTATGGCAAGGTATAGCGCCATAGCTATTATTACAGGTCTAAGGTTCTCCTGATCAAGAAACATTTATAATACTATTGGATTTTAATTCCGTCTAATTTGGAGAGAAGGTCACTCACATCTGTTTTACTCCCCAGACTTGTTGAAGATACTTGATGCTTGCGACAGTAGTCCCCACACACCGCCTTAAATCTACACTGCTTTCCAGACATAGTCGTGGCACAGCAAATCTTGTGTTGTGTTCGTTGTTCTTGAACAACTTCTGGTGTTTTATCCAAAACCACAATTGCGGTATTTTTCTTTGTATTGTTGTGTTTGATGTAAGCCATCTTACATTTCCAAGTTGCGTCCGCAAGACGGTAACACTTTTCATTTGGCTCACGAAGGCGGTACATCTTTACCGCATTGGCGAGGCAGGTAGACCACATAGAATCGCGAATGACTTCCATCTTTTTTTGAGATGAATATTTGATGTTCTGAAGCCAACTTAGGTTATCAACTATACACAACACTTGAAGTTATAATCATAAGGGTAATTATTGTAATTCCCATAATCTGCCCCTCATTTGGGTAAAAACATTCTACTTCTTCGTACCTTTCTTCAATATGTATGACATGTTCTCGTTCTGGGCGGTTTTCATTTACACCCAAGACTATGTCATTATTTGGATGTAAAACGATGACATACTCATCCATGAAGTTTTATGTCTTTTTAATTTTAAGCCGCCTCACCCCCAATCTGTGCCAGATAAATATCAACTTCACCAACAAATTCTGGACACTTTTCCGAAGTTCTCTTAGTTACCATATCTTGAACATTTGTCACATGCTCCTTGAACTTCTTAACATCAATACCAGTCGCGTTGTGGATTTGCGACTCAGAAGCAATGTCCTTGAGGGCATAGAAATAAGCAGCCGCGTAGTTGGCATGAAGTATAGCTATGACTGGTGAAGCATCCTGTTGCGCCGCCACTGCGTATCGGGCTGATTGTCTGACAAGCTTCTCAATCGCTTTGTTCATACCTCTGGTCTTATTTTGCATCATGAGATAAAGCACAAAAATTATAGCTATGAGATAAAGATAAGCCATCTTCTACATATAAGTATGAAAAAAATATAACAAATTATAGAATATGTTAAAGTCTGATCCAAATTACGTAAGTAGTATTTTACATCCACGCCGCAATAAAGTTTTGTTGGAGAATGAAAGTAAATATGAAGTTCATTGTGAAATAAAGATTTATGAAAAGGCACAGATCAAGGCGATGGAAAATGGACTAACTGTTGGACCCGGTGGTCTCACCAATAAAATAGAATGGGATAAGATTACTCCTCTCGATACAGAAGAATGTAATATACAACCGAATGACAACGTTAATGTAACTATAACCAGAGGTGACTTATTCAGATTGCGATACAAATATAATGGACTACATGAAGACTTTAGTGATGAACAAAGAAAATTTACTGTCTACGACAGAATAAGATTTTTACAACCAAGTCAAGAAAAAATTAACGCCATCCTCCAGGAAAAGAAGAGAGATCTTCAAGAAGCCGAAGCTAAAATAGCTGAACAGAAAAGAATAGAACAGGAAGCCAAAGAAGAACGGGGAAGACAGGAAAGAGAAGAAAGAGAAGAACGGGAAAGACAGGAAAGAATAAACCGAAAATGTTCAAGTTTGCATAAATTTAACTGTAGTGCATCAGACACTGAAAAATCTCAATGCCCGAAATGTAAAGATTGGTATTGTAACGCTCACATCGACATAAATTATGATTGGGTGCCAATTTTTGGAAAAGGTGGTGGGCATGTGTGTCGAAGATAAAGTTAAGATGAGTTATACACACAAGTATGAAAATAAAATGGAAACAGGTATGCACCATATGTTGGGCGCCACTAGACCCATATTATATCCGTGGTACGATTAGAGAAAAATACTTATTTGATGAATATCTGATCAAAACAAATCTACCATTTCACTACAATGATACATGTGGGTGGAAAGGTACGAAAGTTTGTAAAGCGTGTCATCTCAAAGGTGGTTTGAAGTTTAATCCACAAATGGATCACCTTCGAAGAATTGGGGTACTAAGAAATATTAGACCAAAGAGGGAATCGGTTGATAGACCTACGACCAAACAGTGGAGGAAAGATTTCTACCAAATCCTCAAAGATGACAAATCAAAGACCCCTACCTTTGTTTTTTAACAAAAATAGCTTAAGTGAGAGCCTCGTTTCTTAAAAAGCAAGAAAAATGGGAGAAAGCGTTCAAAAACTCACCCACATCGAACATGTCCTTAAAAGACCGGATTCATATGTTGGTCCAGTGGACCTCAGTTCTGAACCGTACTGGCTTCATCACAAGACTGATAACAAATTCAAAAAGAAGAGCGTCAATTATTCACCGGCTTTGCTCAAAATTTTTGATGAAATATTGGTCAATGCAATTGACAGAAACTCACTCTATCCGAAGGGTGTTTCGAGCATCTCGGCGGGGATAGACAAGGAGACTGGTGCTGTAACTATTGAGAACAATGGACCTTTGGGTGGTATCGCGGTCAAAATGCATGAGAAGGAAGGTGTTTGGAACCCTGAACTTACTTTTGGTCACCTCCTCACAAGTACAAACTATGATGACACCAAGAAGAGAATTGTTGGTGGTCGCAATGGCTATGGTGCCAAATTGACAAACATCTACTCTTCGGAGTTTTCAGTGATTATCAAAGATCATGAGAATAAGAAGACTTATTCCCAAAAGTGGGAAAATAATATGACTGTTTGTCACCCTCCGAAAGTTACAAAACATTCTGGTTCAACTTCTTCAGTTTCAATTACTTTTGTTCCAGATTGGAAAAGATTTGGTATGAAAAAGATGGATACAAACATTTACAAGATTTTTGAAAAGAGAGTTTGGGATGCAAACATTTGTACGACACCAAACTGTAAGGTCAAGTTTCAAGGTGAAGCTCTCCCTAAGACTTCCTTTGAAGCTTATGCCAAGATGCATGAAGGTGTAACTGATATCTGTTCAGTGACTACTGATCGTTGGTCAGTGTGTATTGGTCCTTCAGAAAATGGTCTTGAACAAGTCTCTTTTGTAAATGGTATCTGTACCACAAAGGGTGGCACTCATGTGGATCATGTAGCTTCTTACCTCGCATCGGGTATCATTGATGAAATGGCGAAGAAGATTAAGTTGAAGCCACAACAAGTCAAGAATACTTTCAACATCTTTGTGAAGGCAACTCTTGAAAATCCAACTTTCTCAAGTCAGGTCAAGTCTGAATGTACATCAAAGGCTCAGGACTTTGGGAGTAAGTTTGATCCACCAAAGAACTTTGTGAAGAATGCTCTCAAGACTGGCATCAGTGACGAACTCACAGCACTCTCAAAGTTCAAGGAGATGAAGGAACTCAAAAAGACTGACGGTGCCAGAAAGTCCAAAATTACCGGTATTCCTAAGTTGGACGATGCAAACAAGGCGGGTACAGCACAATCCAGTAAATGTACACTCATTGTCACGGAAGGTGATTCGGCGAAGACCCTTGCGGTCGCAGGTCTTTCAGTTGTTGGTCGAGATCACTACGGTGTTTTCCCACTTCGTGGTAAGTGTAAGAATGTCCGAGATGCTTCGGTGGCACAACTTACATCAAACCAAGAGTTCAATGATCTCAAGAAGATATTAGGTCTTCAACAAGGTAAGGATTATCAAGATGTTTCTGAGCTTCGCTACGGTCGTCTTATGATTATGACTGATGCTGATAATGATGGTTCCCATATCAAGGGTCTCATTCTCAATATGATCCACTATTTCTGGCCATCGCTCCTCAAGTTGGGCTTTGTTGTTTCTATGGTGACACCAATTATCAAAGCTACAAAGGGTGGTCAATCAAAGTCGTTCTACACCGACTCTGCTTTCAGAGCTTGGTATGGCAATGGACAACCCGGGTGGAAGATCAAATACTACAAGGGTTTGGGTACTTCAACTTCCGCAGAAGCCCGAGAATATTTCAAGAAGATTCAAGACCTCACAGTCAAGTTTGACATGGATATTATGACGGACAAGTCAATCGTCCTTGCCTTTGACAAGAAGAAGGCGGACGACAGAAAGTCTTGGCTTTTGGAAAGTACAGCGAAAGATCCAAAAGAATTGGAAGTTCCATATGGCTCCGTGAAAAACTTGAGCATCACAAACTTTGTTCGTAAGGATCTTGTCAATTTCAGCTTGGCGGACTTGAAGCGTTCTATCGCACACATGGCAGATGGTCTTAAGCCTTCACAAAGAAAGGTCATGTATGCCTGCTTCCACAAGAATCTCAAGGATGAAATGAAAGTGGCGCAATTAGCGGCGTATGTTGCTGACAAGTCTGCGTACCACCACGGTGAAGTGTCCCTTGCGGATACCATCGTCAAGTTGGCAAATGACTACACAGGTTCAAACAATATCAACCTTCTTGAGCCATGTGGTCAATTCGGTACTCGTCTCATGGGTGGCAAAGATGCTTCTCAAACGAGGTACATCTTCACAAAATTGACCAAGGAGGCTCGTAAGATCTTTGATCCTCGGGATGATCCAATTCTGAACTATCTTGATGACGATGGTCGCTCCATTGAACCAGACTTCTATATGCCAACTCTTCCAATGGTACTTGTGAATGGGACAGAGGGTATTGGTACGGGTTTCAGTTGCTATGTTCCACCATTCAATCCCAAAGACATCAAGGAAAACATTGGAAGAGCTTTGAGTGGTATGTCTTTCAAAGAAATGACACCTTGGTTCAGAGGTTTCAAGGGTAAGGTTTTCAAAGAAGATGGTACTTGGATCACTGAAGGTGTTTGGAGAGACACTGGATCTCGCCTTAAGGTTACTGAGTTGCCACCCGGACGTTGGACTCAAGACTACAAGGAGTATCTGGATACCCTCGTGGAAAAGAAAGTCATTGCAGGATTCACAAATAACTCTACAACAGAAGATGTTGATTTTGAAATTATTGGTTACAGTGGCAAAGACTTGATCAAAGATCTCAAGTTGAGAAAGAGTTTCCATACATCCAACATGCACCTCTTCCACCCAATCAAGGGTATCTACAAGTACAACTCTCCCGAAGAAATTCTCAAAGACTTTGTGGATCTCAGACTTGACCACTACAAGAAGAGAAGAGAACATCTTATCAAAGTGCTTGAAGTAAGATCCAAGATGTGTGGATACAAGTCAAAGTTTGTGACAATGGTTATTGAAGGTGACATTATTGTCTTCAAGCGTAAGAAAGATGATCTTGAGAGACAGTTGGCTGGTATCTTCCCCAAGATTAACGGAACCTATGACTACCTTCTCAACATCAAAACTGTTCAATACACGGAAGAATGTGTCAAGGAACTTCTCAAAGAATCCAAACAGGCGAGAGAAGAACTGGAAGTTATGAAGGGTACCTCTCACATTGACATGTGGAAAATGGATATTAAAAATATGTAAGCAATAGTAGGTATGGGTGAAGCTGCGAAAATTTCGCTCAAAGCTATCGGTAAGCAAGACACATACTTACTTTCCGATGATCCAGAAGAATCCTTCTTTAAATATACCACTGATAAGAGACATTCTGATTTTAGGAAGTATCACAGAAATAGAAATGTGGTAAAACCGGGTAATGCGGTGGCGTCATGGCCATTCGGAGAAACCATAAAAGTTCAATTCAATCCAACAAACATGGGAGATCTTTTGAGTAACATGTACTTGAGTATAACAATGCCTGGTATATCAGACGGAAATTACGCAGATCAGCTGGGTCGTCACATTCTTAAAAGTATTACAATGTTTGTTGATGACATAGAGGTCGAGAAAATACACGATGATTGGGGGATTATTTATGATGATCTTTATTTAGAAATTTCCGAAAAGGTAGCAAATAGATTTCTTGTAAATAGAAACCTTGGTTTTGATGACGCACCAACGAGTACTAATGTAGCACAATACGATTCAGACTTGGTTATACCGCTTCACTTCTTCTTTTCGCGTAAATTTGCGAGTGATGAGTATGGTACGAACAAACCAAACAGACCATATTTTCCAGTCTGTTCAATTTACAGACAAAAAATTGAGTTTGAATTAGAGTTTCACAAGCAAACATTCTTTACGAACACAACCGACACTGTTACACTTTCATCATTCAATATTGTAACTGAAGAGATTACGGTTAGTCCAGAAGAAAGAAAGTTTTTGGCAAGCGAACCACAGACAATGATTACAGACTTGGTGCGAAAACATCCAAGTATTGTGAGTGATCTTAACAAAGATGTGATCAGGAATAATCTAGTGCCAAATATTCCCGTGAAGTGTATTCATTGGTTCATAAGAAATACAGCATTTGAAAATGCGGATGACGCCGAAGGCACTGGATCTGGTGGTGAATACCTCTATGAAAACAGGTTTAACTTTTCCGCAACTTTGGATTTCCAAGGTGAAAACACAACACTTTATCCTGTAATGAAAGATGCCAGTTTTTACATAAACGGAAATAAGCTTCCTAATGTGTCAAAGACTGGGCACGAATACTACAAGTACCTTGTACCTTATCACACGAGGTTATCAAGACCAATTAGGAATATTTACACATATAGTTTCTCGATGAATCCGATAAATGTGGAACCATCGGGGAACTTAGACTTTAGCCAAATACAATCTGATAAGACTAACATAGAAGTTACATTAGACACAGATTCTGGTATAGATATATCTACAGAAACTTTCTCTTTGAACATGTACTACACTGGATACCAAACTTTTGTGTTTGACAGAGGTTTCATGTCAGTTGCTTACTAAACAAAGAATCTCTATTGTCCGAAATGTAGTCAATGATGTTATTTTTGATACACCATTTGATGAAATTCAATTGAGCGAGCGTCGTTTGAATTTCATGAGATGTACCTGGTACAACATATGAAAACTTTTGTGATCTACAAAATGGATCAAACAATTGTTTACTGTAACCATTGAGACTTGACTTGTACGCACAATGGACAGTGAATAACTTTCCATCACCTGTCGTGTATGATGTGTGATTCTTCTTCGCATAGTTTGTGATAAACCATTCCAAATTTCGG